TCCATCATTTGTTTGATTTGGTCCACTACTGTCCCTCCTTAGGGTCAGTTAGGATAGGGCTTTTCCCCATCTCGCTGATCAGTCGAGGCTGAGGGACTCGCGTACGCAATAAATGCGTGGAGGCACTCCACCTAATACTGAATACTACATTAGTTCTTATAGTGTGATTTTCTTTTTTACACTGTTTTTATGCATCAGGTAAGTAGCCTAAGTAACTTAGACATTTGACTAGATATCTCACTCTGGCTATATACCTCTTGGCCCGACATGAAATCCTTCATACCCTGAGTGGCAACGTCTGCGTCCTTTTTGCCAATTTTGTCCTCGACCCGAGTAATCATCTTTTCCATGAGGCTCTGTAGGGCAGGGGGTACATCGCTAAATCGAATCTTCTGGGCGTCCTCACCGAAGGCGAAAGGCAGGTTAGCAATAACCTTACCTAACTCTCCAGCACTGTCTCTAACATTGCCTATAGCCTCAGCGTTAAGGGCACCTGTATCTAATCTATCTACAATATCTAGCAAATCGCCAGCAGCCTTGGCTGCTTCAGCATAGTCACCAGTGTTATCTAGATTGTCAACTTCTTCAATCTTCTTTAATACAGCGTCTGATCCAGCATCACCTAAGTTCAATTTCAACCGAGCAAGCACTTGTCGAAACTTCCCCGTGGCATCACGAGGTTGGGTTTTAGGTGTGTATTTAGCTCTATCTTTTTCTGCGTCCTGCTTACTCTTAACTTCTTTTTTTAGTATATCTGTTTCTTCATCTGTAAGACCTTCTAGGTCTTCTTTTGTCAAATCAGGTGTGGCAATAGCGTCATCTTTAACGTCGCTGACCATACCTGCAGCAGCAACAACTGACTCAACAATAGAGATTCTTGCTCTTAAACTAGCAGCAATACTGTCTACATCGTTGATAGATGCTTCTTTCCAGTTCTCTGGGATTAAGTCTTTACGGTCCAGTTGACGAGCCATCTTAACGATATGACGGCGAACTCGGCCACGATTTCCTGGCTTAGCACGACCATAGGCATATACAGCATTTTTTAAATCAGAGACATTTCTAATAGGAAATGAGCCGTCTGGAAGTGCTTTTTTATCTTTTGCTAATTCCATACGTTTTTTACGAGTAATGACTGCTAACTCTGCTTCTGAATTGTCAATACTTTGAAGCATATAAGAAGAAGATTCTTGCTTCATCATATTTACTTTGTTAGATAATTCAGCTGCTTTAATTGAAGCAGTAATTACTCTCATTCTATCTTTAGCACTATTACTAGCAGCAATTAATGGTGCTTCTAGTTTATCAATTCGAGTATGTAGTTCTGCTAGAGGGTCATTCTTGAGTTGAGCAAGAACGCTTGCACCAGCAGCAACAAGTGCCATAACTTGACCTGATGCAACGCGAGCACGAGCAATTGGGAAGCCAGGAACATTTACCTGACAGATTGCTACAAGCTCTAGAGCACCCTTAATTGGTCTCCAATCTCCTGACGGAGCAGAGGCACGTAAAGCACGAATTTGTTCTGGACTTGTTCCAGGGCGAAGTGCTCCTGATACCCAGATGCCGTAAGCATCTTCTCCAGCATGTACATCTGCTACTGCAGACGCTGTGTCATCGTAATGACGAACTGCTTCTGAAGCACTGGCTTCAAGAGAAGCATGTCCTCCAGCTAAAGTTAATTGTCCGACTGGAACATCTGTTCCGTCTTCAGCACGTACAGCACCAGTGTGGAAGTATGCATAGCTACTCTTGCTCCGTGGAGGACGAGTTCCATAAGACATTCCAATATGGTCTACATGCCATGCAGCGATGTGACCATACACTTGACCGTCATCAGTTACAGTTAGCGCGGTTGGTTTTTTTAATTTTGGATTATCAAACCAATCCTTTGGTGGAGTAACTGGAATCATTCCAGCCACAATTCCACAGGCTACTAACGCTGATGCGTCGAGAGGATTTAATCCTTCGACATAGACTCCATCAGAGATCACTTCTTCCTCCTGCTCTCCTCCGCTTTGGTCTGCGAGTTCTACTCGACATTCTTGAAAAGCGGGTTTAGGGACAAGAGTTACAGCCATAACTCTTGCCTTAGTTATCTTCATTTTACCTGCTCCAACTTTTTTGTTAGAGTCATTTTCAGCATTTTCATCTTCTTCATCTGCTTCAAACATGTCCATATCAGCAGAAACTCCACGAATGAAGCCTCCACGAACTAGTCTTTCCGCTTCTTTTCCGTACTCTCCAGTATCAAAATACCCTCTGGCATTTCCAATACCTTGGTCTACTCTTTCCATGGAAAGAATTGTTCCAATTACAACTGATCCAGAATGACCTTCTCCAGTCTTAATTTGCCATAAAAATGGGAGAGGGAGTTCACGCATAGTGATGGCGCCCTTTTCAAATTTACGACCGTCTCCAGACTCGGTATCTTCTGGGATTACTAGAGGAATAACAAACTCTGCTCCTCTAACCTCTTCTACCTCTGCTCCTGCTAAGACAACTCTACTTCTTGCATTTGCTGCTCTTGTTTTAAGAGAGGTTGCTTCGAGTACGGCCTCAGAAGGAAGTATAAAGTCTGTACTAAAAGCGTCTGCTCTAACTCCTTTTTTACCATAAAGTTGACGGTGCTCCTTATCTCCAGTCCACATGCCAGTTGCTTCTTTATGACGCAACGCGCAGTAGCCTTTTGCTCGAGGACCCATGTATTTAGAGAGTTGGCGAACGCAGCGAGTCCAGTCACCTGCAGTATTCCAACGAATCTTTGCTGCGCCTTTTCCATATACCCAGTAGCGACGAAGTTTCTCGGCGTTACCACGGTTTCTATCAACACCACCTGCTGCCATCAAAGCAACTATTTTTGAATCAATATTGTTGATAGAGGCAGTTGTTGGTTTTGCAGAATCAATTTGGTCTAATACCAAAGCAAGGTTGTCATCATCTAAAACAATAACTGGTGGAGGAGTAGGACTATTTAAGTCGTTGAAAATTTGCTGGTCTTTTTCCCACACGCCTGGCTTGCGCTTGTAAGTTATTGGATTAGTTGTTTTATCAGTAGCAGGTACCAATGAAACTAAATCCATAACAGCCTGAGGGTCATCTGGAGAAACAATTGCCATGTAGATTGGCGGAACATCTGATGTCTCTGGGGTAAGTTCTACTTCAGTTTCTGCTGCTGCAATAAATCCTGAAGCCTGAATACTTGGCTTTTTAATTCTTGCCAAAGCACCATCTTCTTGCATTGCAAATCCTGGAGCAACAATCGTATTCTTTTCTCCATACCAACTTGTTTTTCCATCACTGTATTTTGTGCGAACCCTGTTAGTAACATTGTCTGTAAATGTTTTTACAACCTTACCCGCTTGACCATCAGGTCCAGTCTTCGAGCTGTCGTATGAACCCTTAGGAGGATTTTTAGGGTCGTTGGGCCCTATAGAGCCATCTTCATAAAGTTTAAATCCTTTAGGGACAACTGTTCCTTTTTGCCCAAACCATTTAGAACCATCAGCGCCTTTATATTCTGTAATTTCTTTTCCAGCATTGTCTTTAAACTTCTGTACAACAGAACCAACTTCTCCCTTATCGCTAATTGAATCAACAGATTCCCCAGGATAAATTGTTGTAGGTGTGCTTCCTCCAGTTGAGTATCCTGTGGGAGGTACATTGACATACTTGCCCTTTGTGGGGGCTGCTGTACCAGAAGATGTACTTTTTGCGGGTGCAGTAGTACTAGTTGGTGAAGTCTTTGCAGGTCCACTAATTCCTGGAGCAGGCTGTTGTAACCAAGGCACTGGGGATAATCCTGGAGATGGCTTTAAATCTTTTGTTGGTTTATATGCTTCTATATCGTCTACGCCTGCTGGTGTTTTAGAAATGTCTGGTCTATACCAAATAGCATTTGGATTAGAACTTTTTCCATCTTTTATTACTGTCTTTTCTAAAAATGCACGCAGAGATGGGTCGTTATACGCATTAGGAGTTTTACGTGGCTCGTTAGGTGCTGATGGAGATGACGCTGGGGCTACAGGTTCTGATTGTCTAGTATCTGCTACCCAAGGAGAAAAATCATTAATAATTGTTTGAACTTGATTTACCCGCAACTGTGGAAGATTTCCAGGAAGAGTTGCTGTTGGTCTATCAATAGGAGTGCGAGGGTCTCCAAGAATATTTTTAGTTAACTGCTTAGTTGAAACATCAGATTTAACCTGAGGCATTGGCTTAAAAGTGTCTGCCGATTCTGTTGTATTTGCAGGTACATCTACAAAGTTTCCATTATCTAATTTAACCTTTACGCTTTGATTAGCAGGGTTAATAGATTGAATTGTTCCTGAGTACTCTTGCTTTTTTCCGATAACAACTCTTCCACCAGACTTAGCAAACTTTCCTGTCGCATCTCGTACCTGAGAGCTTGCTTTTTGTGAGCGCTCTTCTGGAGTGTAATCTCCGTCTTGATTTGTTACAGGTGCTCCAGAGGGGGCCTCTCCTGCTGCAGTTACAGAAGAGTCAGAGAAATCCTCGTACTCCCCATAAACATTCTCATCGTAAGAGATTTCATTAATTAACTGCCAATCAATTCCATCCATCTCATCTACAAATATTTCAGACTCTTCTTGATTTACTTGAGATATAGAGATTGGTTTCATCGGATTGGAGTCTAAGTTTCCTGAAACAATAATTGCAGTTTCTGTGTCTACAGGAACATGTATTTTCTCAACCATGTCATAAGGGTCGTCAAGACTTCTATCATAAGTGTGGAAATCATTGTTAATATTTCCAAGGTCTTCCCACATTGCATCGTCCCAGACAAAAACTGAACCATCTATATTTACTTTATACAAGCGGTCAATCCCAGTGCCATCTAAACGAATACGAATAAAGAATTGAGGAGCCATCTCTTCTGGCAACATCTCTGACTCTATAAAAGAATTAAGTTCTACCTTTTCTGGTGACTCGTAGTCGGACATAACAAATTTATATGAAGCAGTAATTGAGTTAGCCTGAGCCTTTTTATTTTCACGAGCAACTATTGCACTGGCCCAGCGTTCTCCAGAATCCCCTCCCCAGAGCGCCCAAGCGATACGTCCGTTTGAAGGATAGCCAGGTTCTGAAGGCTCGTAGCCTTTACCTTTTTTATCTACTTCATGACGCGGGAAGTATTTAGCAATATGACGAATTTTACGAATACCAATTTGGCCGCCACGAGCAAGAGTTCTAGCAGTATTTAAACCTACAGGCGTACCAGCACGATCATACTTTTTACGCCACTCTAAGGCACGTTTTGCCTCTGACTGAACTGATTTTGGAATCGTGTACAAACGATCATTATTTGAAAAAATCTTTATATCTAGGTCTGATATTGCAGCATTTGCTAACTCGTAAGAGGTAGAAGATGGGTTTTCTTGATTCTCCTCAGGGGTGAAAGAAGCAACAAGAGCATCTGCATAATCAATGGATGAAACTAAATTTCTTTTTTCATCGACAATTACAGCCTTGTTTTCGAGCACAAATAAGGCGCTATTCCCGCTTCTACCTATGAATTGCATCTTTACTCCGTCTCTAACCTAACTGACTCATATTTTACAACTTCCTCGATCGGAAGAGCCAAGTCTTTTTCCTCTGCTTCGTCATATGCGGATATAAATGCTGGATACACATATACAATAATTAAACCATCAAAATCAAACTCCCAGTCGTCTTCCTTACTAATCTCTTTCCACTCAGAATTGTCGCGGTAAAAAAGCCCGTCGTCTGACTGATAAGTTAAAATGGCTGCCTGGTTAATGTCTGGATCGCAGTGACAGATTAAATCCTGCGCAAACTCTGGTTTATCTGGTGTAAAAGCCATAACTACTCCTTTGCCTTAGAGTCATCAATCGGACCTCCCGAAACCCATGCACGGCAGGTTCTAGCAGAGGCACATTTGAAATCGAATGCTTCGCAGTATCCAAGTTCTCCAGCCTCATCTATTGCATCAAACTCATCGGACTTATTTTCTCCAGTCAGTCCTTCAGAGATGCAACTCTTCATTGATGATGTGACTATAAAGACAGCGCAATTGCCACAGCGCTGTTGCTTTGCAGTTTGCACATCTACTCCCCACTCTGAGCCCAGTGCTTGCCAGTACTCATCGTTTGGCTCTTCTGGGTTAAGTGGTCCGTACATAGCAGTGTCAATAGCGTTCTTACGATTTTTTAGATTAAGAGCAATGTCTTTGGTTGCAGGTGGACATTCAGAAACTGTTGCTGCTGCAGTTACAGGATTTTTCTTCATAGAATCTCTATACTCTTTGGCATCTTTTACTGCCTCAATTTCATACTCTAAAGCGTCTAAGAAGTCAGAATCATCTATTCTTTCTTCTCCTGTCACATTTACATAAGAAAAACCTGAAATGTTGTACATAGCAAGTGCTGCCCAGCCATCAGCATCTTTGGGAAGTTCTCTTTTGTTGTATTCAAGAGTTTCTATAAGCATGGCTTTTCTTTCATCATCAAATCCGCTATCTTCCGTGGCGGCATAACCAAAGTCGCTGTCACTAGCAACTATGGACATAATATGGTTCTCGTCATTATATTTTTCGTCGCTTGAATACGCTCTGTATATTTTTATAGTCATTATGTATTCCTTCCTATCGCTTCTTTAGAATTTGTTTCCACTTGGAATTGTCAATTCCACGAAGAAGTTCTAGTCTTGAAATAATTAAATCTAAGTCAGCATCAGATATATCAGAGCCGCGCTCTCTTTGTAATGCCTGAACTGCTTGCTGAATTGTCATATCATTAATTTGTTTATAGACATCTACTCCAATAAGGTCTATAAGTTTTGCAGCAATATTTACTGCTCTTCTATGACTATCATCCCCACTAGCGCCATCAATATAGTTTTCAGGGGACTCATTGCGGCCTCTAACAATTATAGCAGCCAAACCGTGGTCAATTGGCATAAACTGAACTTCCTCTAGATTATCTGGGTCATTTACTCCCTCTAAGTTCTTTAGTCTTCCTACCAAAAGATTACTTCTGTGTCGGTCTCCATTGACAAGAATAGCGTCCATAATTGCTAAACCAATAACATCAACCAAAGCACCCTGCCGTGCTGCCCCGCTGTGGTCACTGACAAACTTTGTGTCTCCAACTCGCTTTGGGTCTTCGACAAGGTCGAGCATTTCCCCAGCATAAGCAGTAATGACTACATCCTTATTTTTATTATGACGTACAACCTTATACGCACCAGCAATATTCAAAGCAAGAGCAAGTTTTGCAGAAGCAATTTCGGCATCAGCACCTCGTTCTCCTACCATAGTATCTTTTTTAATAATAAACTTGCGTCCAGTTTCTCTATGTATCAACATATAAGTTATATTAACGCCTTTGTCATCACCTTTGAAAGGGATTATGTCAAAAGCAGTTTTTTGTCCGTTTATTTTTAGACGTGCTCTGTCAATACTATTGTTTAACAAGAAATCAGCAAATTTTTTCATCTCACTAACATCAATATCAAGAATCTCATTGCCTACCCCTAAATCATTAGAGTTTGGTGCAAAGGCTAGTTTTTCTTCTCTTAGTTGGAAAGCAAGATTTGCAAGATTTTGTTCTGCTGCTTTCCTTTCGTCAGGGTCACTTGGAAAGGCAGCCTTATTTGGGTCTTTAAGAGTTTTAGCAACAAATTTATTAAGAGCTTGACGAGCAGGTGCAGATAGTTTTGCTAAAGCCTTTGGCTCTGCATCAGCAAAAAATTCTTTAATTTCTTCTGCAAATGGTTGTAAAAGAGGGTCATTATCTACAACTAAATCATCAGCAAGTATTTTTCTAACATTTTCATCAGCACCAAAGGCATTAGCGTTCTCTGCTACACGTTGGTTAGCAACTTCCTCTGGATTAATTTTATTTACTGGCTCGGCGCCAATTGCACCGTCTTGCCCCCCTCTTGAATCTATATCTTTTTTATATTTTTCAAGAATGTCAGCAAATTCAGAGTACTTGGCATCCAAGCCTCCTACGTTTCTTAAATCATTAATTGCTTTATCAAGTTCTGGTAAAGGAAGGTCTTCTATATCTATAAATCCATTTTTAACTCTAGGAAGAACATAGTTTGCTAATTGGAAACGAATTCCGACAACAGAATCATTGCCCTTTCTAGGCATTCTCTGAATAATTTCATTTACTACTTTTTCAAATCCAGCGTTGTCGATATTCTCAACAGGTGGAAGTTCTGGAAGAGGCATATTTAAGCGTTTATCAATTAACGCTTGACGTTGAGTTTCTAAATCTTTTTGTAGTGCCTTAAGTTTTTCAGCAAGAATAGTAGCAACAGGGTTTTCTATTTCTCTGTCTAGACGACGGATTGCTATGTCTATATTATAGTCTTTAATTTCATCAACTTGAGCACCAGAATCAAATGCCTCGTTGATGCTATCAATTGCCCCTCGTGCTTTTCTTAGGTTTTCTGGCGCTCTGTAATTCTTTTCTTTAGGTAGTTTGCCAGCAATAAACTTAAAGCCTTTTATAATTTCTTCTTTATTTTCTAAATCAGCAAAATTATTGCCTAACTCTAAATCAATCTCTGCAACTTCTGGAGCTGCTTTATCAAGAACAGCACGACGTTTTTCATCTTTTAAAATCTTTTTAAGATTATCAAGAGCATCTGCTAAAGGCTCCATGCCTTCACCAACTCTACGAATACGACGGGCTGCTTTTTCTAAAGCCTCTACTTCCCATTCTGCAGGGTTGTCTACATTAAAGCTACTTGAGAAAGCCTTTATAGCAACTTCTGCATTGTCTATAGTGCCTGCATTAGTTTTTCCCTCCCAGCCGCCTTTTTTAGAGTAGAAGTCTCTACGAAGTCTTATTTGATTCACAATGTCAGCAATGCCGTCTCTAATTTGCTTTTCATCTATAGCATCAAATGTAGGAGCAACAATTTCGTTCATTTTATCTTCAGCAGCCTCGGGTACTTCTACTTTTGCTTCTGGTGCAGGTGCTTGTGCAGGACGCTTTAGTGCAGCACCTTCAGGGTCTTCGATGTAACCCATCTTGCTAATGGTGAAGTTTTTTATTTCTCCATTTTCAACAGCAGTAACGTTTACATTATTGTTTACAGGGTTCTTCCAAATCTTAACGGGTTTTACATATCTAGTTTTTCCGTTATAGTTAAAAGATACTTCATCTCCAGCATCCATGGCACGTCGTATCTGCTCTTCTAAATCTTCGTCTTTATCTTTTCTTACGACAGGCTCCATTAAAGGAACAGCGAACTTAAAATCGTCTGCAATAGCATCTGGTGCAACTAATCGACCTGCATTAGGGACAGCACGTCCACCACGGAAATCTGGAAGTGGAATATCTCCAATCTCTCCTTCTTGACGGATTAGGTTCTTAGCCTTCATCTCGCGTCCGCCTTGTTTAATGGCCCACTCGGCATCTTCCCCCTCCCATTGAACAATGAGGTTGTCGAGATATAGAACACCTTTACGGACCATTGCGCCAGCTTTTTCACCTTCAGTTACTTGTGCGCCAACAAGTGCCTTTACAACACCACGCTTCCAAACTTTTGCTTTCTCATTCTTCTCTTCGTGATAAACGACAACATCGCCTGGCTTGAGAGGGACTCCGTTTTCATCTTTGTAGAATCCTTCAGCATCAACATTGCCACCAACTTTACGACCTTCTTTTCCAACAATTCTTTCTCCAAGAGGCTTACGTTTAATTTCTTTACGTTTTCCTCCTCGTGGTGCTGCTTTTGCAGATGGAATTGGCTCTGCTTGATCTTCTATACCAGGACGACGCACATTGCGAAGTGGAGAATCCATTTCGAAGTAGCGAACTTCTTCTTTGTTATTGTAAACGTTGAAGACAGTAAACTTTATACGTCCCATATCTGCTGGTTCCATTGCAAGAATTTCTTCGTAGCGACCAAAGAATGCATTCCACATAAAGTCGCCAACCTTGAGATTTCTTGCTTCGGTTGGTTGAAGAGTTCCAGCGTTTTCTTCTACAAAAGCGTTATTCTTGATAACAGCTTTATCGCCTTCGCTAAGTTCTTTACTTTCTTTTAGTGGGTCTGCAGTTTTAGGAGGATTAAGTCCTTGAATGGCTTGGTTAAATGCCTCTGCGTACTTGTCGTACTGAGCGTCATTTTCCCAGTCGACTCCACCATCCATATCAATACGAGCAACAATAGGGTCTCCTGGCTCCCAATTAATTGGAGTTACCTCGATGTTGTCAGCTTTAGCACCGAATGCTTCTGTGTTGATTCGGAAGTTAAGACCGTTAGCCTCGTACCCGTCGTTCTTATCAATCTCTAAAACAAGTCTGTCTAAGGCAGGCTTTTGAATCAAAGGATTTTCTGCGCTCTTAGAAGGAGCATCGCCTGCCTGTGCAAGAATCTTTTCATCTTTTCTCATCTGCGCCCAACGTGCTTTTTGTTGAGGGTTAGGCAGGTCTATTGCAGAGGAGTTAGCCAAATCATCAAGTGCCTCGGTGTAAGCCTTTGTGTGGTTTTCTGGGTTAGCAAAGAAGTCAGCAAGTTCCTGCTGGGACATAGAATCAAATGCAGCAATCTGCTCATCTGAGTATCCGTATTTCTTTGCAATCTCTCTTACGCGCTCGCGGGCGGCAGCAGAGTATTCTGACTTCTGATTTTCTAGGTCTGCTTGTAAATCTTCCCAGTTATCGTAAGACTTATCTGGAAGAAGACCGTTGCGGTCTTTAACAGTAATCTTTCCGTCAGCATCTACTGATGCTTCAAAATTATTGTTTCCATAAACATTGAAATAGTTATCTGGTCTATCTACTTGACCAAAGTTAGGTCTGTTCTTTGCTATAAATCCCCAGCCTTCAGGAACGGAACGTCCCTGCTCGTCAACGCGATCTTCAGCATCTTTCTTAAGTTTTGCTACACGCTCTTCAACTGCTTCTGCCTCTGCTTTTTGCTCTGCCATTAAACGCTCGTAAGCATTCATAGGCTTTTTCTCGACAGGCATATCTACAGGAAGTTCAGCCTTTTGCTCTTTGCTCTCTGCACGTGCTTGTGCTTCGTCTAAATCTTTCTGTGTCCAATCTCCGATTGGCTTAAGAGGGGGAACAACATCTCCAGTAGAGTGAGCAAACTTGTCTCCTGCTGGAGTTCTATATTCAGCGTGTTTTAACTCTGGCTCTATTTCTTTTGCAGCATCCCAGGCTGATTTGGCAAGTTTGTTACCACGGTGCTCTCGTTTAATCTCTACATTTTCAATAACTTTTGTCTCTTTGTTCCAGAAAAGGAAGCCTACTTCTTCTCCGTCTTTTTCAATACTTATTCCTGCTAAATCAGGTGATATCTCGCTATCTTTACGATAGATAAAGTAGCCGTCAGGTAGTTTTTTAGAATCAGTATCTGCAGATGTATCTAGAGGAAGTTCAGCAACTGGGGTTGGTTTGTCTCCTCTAGATTCCTTAATAGCCTTTACTGCATCTTCTAGTGTGTCGTATTTTCCAAACTTGCGCCCTCCCATGCCATTGACCATGACCCACTTACCAAATACTTTTTTCATCTCAACGCCATCAAACTCATGTGTGCCAACCCTGTTGCCGTCGAGTTTAATAACTTTCTCGCCATCAGCATCAACTGTTTCAGGTCCGTCATTTTCTAGAGGACGCTTAATTGAATGCTGTTTGATGCCAACTACTAAATAGTTGTTTTCACCTGGGAATTCTTCTTCAAAGAAAACCATTCTGTATAAGCCTTCGCCGTCGACTCTTTTTACTGTCTTATATTTTCCTCTGTGAAGAACTCTGTCGCCAACCCTAATTCCGAGGCCACCCATATCAATAGCCTTCTCTGGGTCCCTATAACTTTTATCTCCGTCTTTAGGTAAACCAGGCTGAGCATCTTGAGCACGCTTGCGTCCTGCTGCATCAGGCGTGTCACCAGGTAGGTAGTTTTCTCTAACGGGAAATGTAGGAACACTTGCGATTGGCTCATCTTTCTGACCAACAAAACCTTCATCAGCAATCTTTTTTAACTCAGCGTTGGTGTCTACACCCTTGAGTTGAAGTGCGTCTCTGACTGCCTCCCCTGGAACGTTGGCAACAAAGTCTTCTCCATCCTCTGTTGGAAGTGCTATTACTGCAGCACCTGGGACTTCATTACCTGGCTCTACAGAGCGACGTAGTTCTTTTAATAAATCATTTGTAGGGATTTCTTGCGCCAAGTAAACAGGGTTATCTGAGAAACCTTCAGGAAGAATTGCATCAGGATTTTCTGCAGTTACTTCTTTCCATGCCGCAAATGGTTCAGGGCTAAGAGGGTTGTAGCCTTGTGGCATTTCAATCTCTTCATTTTTAGGCAAGTATGGGATGTGATCTTTTGTTTCCATAAACTGTTCTAATTCTTTTTCGCTAAGACCCTCTAACAATGCAGGAAGCGGGGCTAAATCTGCTTTTTTAGCATCAAACTTTGGTTCCTCGGTAGGAGGTTCTAAATCAGGATTTTGTTCTGTGACTTTCTTAAAGGACTCAGCCAACTCTGGAGTATTTCCAGAGACAACTTCTTCTTTCTTTCTAAAGTCATTTAATGCTTTTTCATTGGCATTGTTACCAAGTTTTTTATCATAAATCTTTGCCAACTCCATAGGAGCATCCATACCTGCTTCTTGTAGAGCAAAGAAAATTGCTTCAGCGGGGACGAACTCATCTCCCTTTCCGAAAGGAAGTGCTCCTACTCCTAAAGCATTCTCCCCACCTTCTCCTGGAGAAACTGCTTGTTCTAGGGCAGCAAGTAAATCTCTTTCATCTTGGTTCTGAGCAAGTTCAACAGGGTCATCTGTAAAATCTGGACTTTCTTCATCTACGCGTCCTTGAACATCGTATTCTGAATCTTGTCTAATTTTGTATGCTTTATCAGGGTAGTTGTACTCAAAGCCGCCTTCAGTTTCAACTGGAGCAGCTTGCTGTTTAGGCAGTCTTGCTTTTGGATTTAGTATCTGGTCTTCTTTTCCTTCAAGTCTGTCTTGAACCTCTGCCCAAGTGTTGACTACATCAATTTCTTCAGCAGACTTAGCGTTTAAGATTTGATAATCTTTTGTTCCATCATCTTTTTTAGAGGCAAAAACGACGAACTCTTTATTAGAGTCTACATATCTTTCTACTTTATCGCCAAAATCTTTAAAGGCTTCATCCTTCACCCAACCGTTCGGGGCGTCAAGAAAAACTAAATCTTTTTCATTTATAACTTCATCACTTACACTTGGAACTATTGGCTTAGGAGAGTATCCGTCTGGGGTTGGTAGTACTGCTTTTACGTACTCACCTTTAGCAGGGTTTACCTGAGCAATTTTTCCATCTGGAAACTCTACTTCTACGTCTCTACTGTTTTTAGCATTAGCAACTACTCTTCCACTGATGCTAAATATCTCTCCACTAGCACGACGAATAAGAGCGCGAATTCCTCCGCCTTCGTAGGCGAACCGACCCTTACGGTCACGACGTTGACGTCTAGCACGAGCACTACGAGACTCTGAAGAGTTTCCGTCAGTTGCTGCAATTAAAGCATCGCCAGGAACTATCCCCTGAGGAAGTGAAAGCAGTATTGAGCTGTAATAAAGATGTTCTACAGATCCTGGTACAGATTCAAATGCTGAAGCAAGAACTGCTTTTGCTCTCTCATCTGTAATTCTTGGGTCAGCAGCAAACCAACGAGAGCGTGAGATTCTTAACGCACTTGCAGTCATAGAGTGTTCGCGGGTTGAGCGTGGGTGAGAGATTGGCAGTAAGTCTGTATTAGTTGCGTAGAAAAAATCACTCTTGTTGTGCTTAGCAAGTGCTATGTAGTTATTAAGTTCTTTCATTGCTAAGTGCTCGCGAAGAGAAAGCGGTAGCCTTTTACTTGCTTCTAGAGAGCGCATAACTACAGAGAAAGCAGCCTTTTTAGTAATCTTTCTTGCAGTAGATGTAGAGAAGTTAGAATCGTCTACAATCGATAAAACTCTATCTCTTAAATCTATTGCTTGTTTAATGGCATTAGCGCGATGGCCTTCAGGAGTGATGGCATAGCTGATTCTTTTTATTCTGCTCATACTTCACCCTCCTCTTCTAAAACTGGAAGCAAATCTGCATCTAAACTACCTTCTCCTAGTGAAGCAAGTAGTGATGCTCTTAAGAACGGGTCTTCTCCGTTTTTAACTGCTCTCAACCAGCTTGCTCTAATTGCAGGCTCTGCTTCATATCCATAGCCTAGATACTCGGTCATAGCAAAAATTGCATCTTCTACGGTTTCGTAATCTTCTTTATCTTTGAGAACAATATTTAATTCTTGGTCTATTACGTATTCATCCAACTCGGGGCGTACGTCAGTTATATTTCTATTTTTTTCTACATTAACAACCCCATCAGGTATTACAGCAAATCTGCATTTTCCTGTTGGCTCAACGGGTAGAGCAATAATCTTACAATCTGAACCGCCAGCATATAGAACGCAATTGGCGCAAGTAACACCGATAGAAGCAACTTCGTTTTCGGCTGGAGGCGTGTAGCCTGCCCAGATACCTTCTTCATCTTGATTAAATTTTCCATACTTCTGTGATATCTCAATTAACGCGTTTGCTAAATCCTGTTCTTCAGGAACTAAACCTGCTGCAGTAATAGAGTTTGATTTTTTAGTGCTACGAGGATGAGAAGATGGTAGCAAATCATTGTCTGACTTATAAGCAGCATTTGTTGGTCTACCAGATTTAAGCAGTTTTAGGAAAGCATTTACTCGTGCCATAGCCCATTGGTTACGGTTCATTCCAGGTCGGTGAGAGACAGAAAATGCTCCAGCACCACGGCGATAAACTGCTTTTAACATACCTAAAGTTGCTCTTCTTCCTTTAGGACTTTTTTCATTGTGCTTAGATGCTTTTTCTTTAAGAGAGTTTTCTACTGCTTTAGAAAAAACAACTTTACGAGAACCTGATGCAGAGCCCTTTTTATTTTTACTAGAGCCCTTTACTCTATCTCCCCTAGGAGCAGGAGTCTGAGAGATTGTTCTTTTATTTTTTGCTGCAAACTCTGAATCATCTGAGGCATCAATAGGGACGCAGTTGGGAACCATCTTCCCGTCCTTACCCTTTTTCATACCAACTTGCTTGTAACCATCCCAGCAAGGGTCTCCTGCAGAAACAAGTGAGGTAACTACGTTGTCAATTGACTGATCAGACATTCTCTGTTCCTTCAACTGCTTGCTGTAATGCTTGCTCTACCTCTGGTGGCAAAGGAGCAACAGAGTTTTGCTGTTGTGTTTCTCTTACTACGCCCATCATTTCTGGAGCAACAGTGTTTAACATTGCCTCTGTTAACTCTGGGCTAATCGATCCCTTTTCAGAAAGCATACGAATAGCAAGTTCATTTGGTGTTGGTGCATCCATAGATGAGAACCCATGTGCACGGCGCCATGAGTCGTAAGAGATAGCGCCTCTATCAAATCCTGAATCAGCATCGGCTGCTTTATCGTTTCTAGTAGCAACTGCTGATGGGTCATACCAAACAACAATTCTATCTACCTCTGTTGGGCTAAAGCCTTGCGCATTAAGATATGGACGCAAGTAAACAACAGTCAAAGCATCAGCGATAAGTAGCATCAATGGTTCGATGTGTGCCTTATAGAGTGACTCATCAATTTGAAGTGCATTTGAGTACTTAACATTTGCTAACCCTGTAACTACATCTTTAGGAACATCTAGTCCTTGTAGAATTCTTTCTAGTACTCTGTCAGCGCGAGAAGCAAGTGCTGGGTCAAATGAGCGCTCGAACTTAAACTGCTTAATCTTGTCGCCAAGTTCTGCAGGACCACGAATGATAAGAGGGACAACTGCTGATGCGGACTCTTCGTCACGAATCGGAGTTGTCATAGCATCGATAAGTTGCTCTTCAAACTCATCTTCTGCTTCTTCTGCAGTAAAGCCTGGATTGGCTTCGGTATCTGTGTCATATGGATAATCTGGGTCGCCACCTGCTGCAACTGCCAAACCATCTGGTAAGTAAAGTGCGCCAGCGTTGAGGCGAGAGCGTGCTGTTGCACGGAATGTTCTGTTGAGTAAAAGTAGTTCGGCGCAAAGGTCTAGCAAACCACGAAGTGATGAATCTGCTTCATCTGAGTAACGAGGGTGTGAGCGCCAGATACGACCTACGAATGCATTCTTAGAAAGCTTGTTGTCGGATGCCATAGATCCACCAATGCTTTGTTCTCTACGACCAACAACATTAAATCCACCACGAGTGTCAGTCATTATCTCATCTACAGATTTAATATCCCAAGACTCTGGAATTCCTGAACCAACACGTTCTGGCATTTGAACTAAGTAACATTCACCAGCAACTGAAATATTTAGTGCAGCATCGCGAAGAAGTCCTGCTTGTCCACCATATGCAGAATCTAAACGAGCCAGTGCTCGCTCGGCTGCTGCAGCTAAACGTGGGTCAATGGTGCTAGACAGTGCTACTGGTGCTGGAGACTCTGCAGCATTATCAACAGCAGCAGCGTAGATACGAATGCGAGAAACTACAGAGGCAACTAGATTAAATGCGTATTTGATTTCTCCAATAGCATCATAGTATTCCCATGCTTCAGATTGCCATGCACTAGAGCCAGCAGAGCGACGTTGTTTGAATTGCTCGAACTCGCCTTTGTCATTAATTTTAATTTGTACTGCAGCAGCAGTTAAAGTTCTAGGTGTTGAGTATGAAACTGATTGGGCGTTAGAGGAAAGAAATATTCCAGTAGGGCCTGTAATTTTTGGTTTAGCGTTTCTAACTATTTGAGTAGAACGAGTAGTAGACTTTTTTCTTTGTCTAGTCTTTTTTGGTGCAGCCTGAGGCGCGACAATAGGGGTAGGCTCTATTGGCTCTTGGTGTTTAAAAACACTCACCCTTTTAACTCCTCGTCTCTATGGCGGAGTAGAGGACTAATCATTTTTCCTCATACGCAGCCAACAAACCAGCAATGGCAGAGATTGCTAAAACAACCTCTACTGGATGTACTACATTAGGGATAATCATACGTGATATTTCAAGTAGTGATGCGACCCATATCGATGTGCACCACATACAGGTAAAGAGATAGCCAAACTTAGACCTCTCTGGAGGAAACCTTTTCCAGATTGCATTTCTTGGTCTAGAGAAAATCTCGTCTTTTACTATAAGCCTTGCCACCCTATATGTCGCAAGACCAGCGACTAATAGTTCAAAAAAACTATTCATCTACTCTTGCCCTCCAACGGTAATGATTGAGCCATAGGGGTTCCAAGACCTCAAGCGGGAACCACAACCGCAGTTCTCGTCCTTACTAAATGCAATAAGTTTTCCCGACTCAGTGGTTACTCTATGAACCCTATCTATCTTGCTATGAGAAATATATGTCTCATTAAAGACCACATTGGCGCCTGTAGGAGTGTCTACAGCAATTAAAAGTTTATTGTTTAAAAGGATTGCCCTACATCTATCTACGTGCCTAGTGCCTGCAGGAGATGCTCCCTTAGGTAAAAGCTCGTTTATATCTTCTAGAGAACCTGGTAAGGCTAGAGCAACCATTGCTGGAAACACGTCTGCCACCACGTTCACACGACCCCCTTGTACTCGGAAGGTATGTAAAAATCTTCCCAGCCTAGAAATGATTTAGCAATTGTTAGAGGAACTAGAAGAGGTTTTTCTCTAGAAGTACCTTCGGGGGTCAACCATACATCCATATCTTCTTTTTTCAGTGCTATAGGAAAGGACGCCCAGGTTTTATTTTTCTTAAGAAGTTCTATAGGAAAGGCAATTGGGTGAGGAGATTCCTTAGAAGTAATTGTTTCTAAACGTCTGGCATTTGGTCTAGCGCCCTGCTTCTGCGGGTTTAGCCATATGGCAACAACTAAGTCTTTTTCTAGGTATGTCCCAGAGGAGTTCTTATATGTCTTAGCCATTACTTATCCTTCTAGCCATTGCTCTGTAAGTAACCCCAGCAGCCTCCGCGATAGCCGCCGTTGAGACCCCTCGATTATGCAGACTCTTTGCAATTTCAGTTAGTTCACTATTTGCTAGGGTTAGTTCGCTATTTGGTGCACTCTTTGCTCTGTACCGTCTAGAAAGCCCTGAGAGGTGTTTTAAGCGAGGTTTTAGCTCGGGGGGCACACCTAGGGATATAGAACGTAGCCTAGGAGTATCAGAGAGAGGAGAGAGAACGGTTAGAGACTTGGCTGGAGTTTCTGGAATAGGCTTTATTTGCTCCTGCTGAGCGGCATTTTTGACCCAGAAATGGATAGTTGATTTTGGCTTAGGCGGAGTAAAAGACTCAGCGATAATCCCGAGTGACCAGCCTGCTTCCCAGAGGCAGCGTAGGCGGGCAGTAAATGCCTCCTGAGAAAGAGATAGCAGAAACTTAATCTCTTCCTTGGGTAGTTTCGGTTTGTTCTTCACTCTTGTATTTTACATTGTTTTGAGATGTCGTACAGGGGCAGGGCACCGATTCTTGGACGAAAAGGAAGAAAACATGAAGGTTTCCATTATTTGCTTTTGGCCTGCGAGAAGGTTATGCATAGAATGAACACTTTTCCAAATCGTTTCCGGATAAAAAATGTATGACATCAAAATAACTTTTAATTCTCTGGTTTTATCTAAAAAAATAAATGTCTTATGCTTAGTGAAATTATTTTTAAGGGGGGTAGATAGTTTTAATAACAAATAATAATTTTGACTTGTTAAAGCTGAGTCAAGGTGACTCAAGTTTTACTTTTTGTTATCACTCTTATACTTTTATTTTCTTTCTAGGCTGACTAATGTCTGACTAGCCAAGGGTCAAGTAGTAGTTGATAGTTGATACTTCCCCTGAGCCTCTGGCTAAGTTACTCATGAGTAACCTCTTACAAATGTGTGACATAAATCCTAGGGAAACACTTGACATATGTGTCCTAGTGTAATACTGTGTACTTACTGGAAATCACAAGGGGTGATTGACACCAAAAGGGGGAAGAGAATGTTTATACTTGACTGGATAGATGAGAACCTAGATGTAATGGCTCCTGTAGGTGCTTTCATAGGGGTAGGTATTTCCCTAGCCGTATGCTTTATTTTTGGATAAAAATCCTAAGAAACCCCTCACCGCATAGGTGGGGGGTCACCTCAAAGGGCACCGCAACAGAGAGAGAGAGCAGTCTTCTCGATTACATCAGCCTAAAGTCTAAAGGAAAGCCCCCTAGAAATAGGGGGTTTTTCTATGCTCAAATGAGGCAGGAAACCCCCTCTTAAGGCAGAGGCTAAAGAGAAGGAACTATGACCCACTCTAACAAATAGCCCCCCTTAAAAAGGCTTGAGAGGGCTACCGCATCGTGACAGACATCACCTCAACACCCTTTGACATAAGGGTGTCTTTCATGATACGATAGAATTAGGCTCTAAAAACAGCCACCGCATTGTGACCGACATCACAAAGAAAAACGCTTAATAATACTTGACAAGCCTATAAAGGTATCGTAGTCTTATCTCATAAGCACAAGGAGTGCTTACAGATAAAGGGGAAACAAAATGAACACATTAGTCCTAGCAGGATACCTAGCAGGAGTAGCACTAATCGCATCACCATTTGTTATTGACACTATCAAGCAAGACCGCAAGATGAAGAAGGTTCGTCGCTAAGACTTACAGAAAAGCCCCCCGCAAGGGGGGCTTTCTTGTTTTAATAGGCTATTGCAACCTTCGTGTTCGCAAACAACTTACTTACTGTGGACTCGTTAATACCTTCATCACCGCAGAACTCTAACAACGCCTTCTGAGTATTCTCTCTGTACCAACCTCGTTTATCCATGTCGGCATCTACATACCCTTTAGCAATTAACTGTTCTTGAACTAAAGCAACTGACCTAGAGTTTCGTTCATTGCCGCTAAGAACTAGCTTAGACAACACAACAACTTCTCCATCTTGGTAAGCTGCAGCTTCTGCCGCATCTGATTTTTTACTTTTTGCTTCTTCAGCTGCAGGAGCTTCAGCTACAGCTTCAGCTTCAGCTGCAGGTTCTGCTGGAGTATCAACAACTTCAGCAACTTGCTCGAGCTCTGGTTCTAGCTCTGGTTCTGCTGGAGTATCAACAACTTCAGCAACCGCAGGGGCTTCAGGCTCAGACGGCATCTCCCAACTGGTTGGGGCATCTTGGTTTAATTCATCGCTCATTATTTTTCCCCTTCTGGGAACTTTGTAATCCATAGATTAAAATTGCTTTGCTCGGTATTACCATTATAAGGGAACTTACCTACCCCCCATGATGTCCAATTACTACCTTCATTGCTCATGTGATAAGCAATCTGGGCATTGACAACTGGGTCGAACAAGTCTTTGTTGGAGTTAAGTTCGTACTTATCACGCCGTGCTACGCCTAATCCCCCAATCATATTGATTTGGAAGATGCCGTATGAGTTATCTCCTGTTTTAACATTGCCATTAAAGGCTAGAGGGCGTCCATTTGATTCTTTCTTTACAACTGCCCACGCTACTTTGAGTGCTCTACCTTCAAACCCAATGGTGCTTAGCATCTTGGCTAACTCTTCATCGGTGAAGGGAGTCGTCTGCTCAGAGAACTTCTTCAACTCTAGGTTCCTAATTTTTACTTTATGCTGTTGTATTTCTTTATCTATCTGGTTCTTCAGGGCATCTTTACCCTGCATTGTTTGCTGTGCGTTTGATGCTTGAATGTGTGTAGAGAATACTGATACGAATACCACCGCAAGTAAAACGCTTGCTATTTTTTCGACAACTCTGTTGTTTAGTTTGTGCATAGATTTTCCTTTGTTAGGGGACAGAGACAAGGTTGCTTAACTAGCCAACCCGTATCACCCGCTCTGGGGAGATAGGTACTACAACTACCTTTCTAATGCGTCCATAGGTCATGAGTCATTTGGTCGTTCATGTATCAGGTTACCACAAATAGTGCAGGAAAGTGGAGTTCTGCCTTAGCAACTCTCGCAAATAAGCCCATTTGTGTAGTGATTCTCCTCTACAGCCATAGTTTTACCGCATTTCCAGCAAGAAATATAAATGATTTGTTTTTTCGTGGTTTTCATCTAAATACCCCCCTTTAAGTTAAATAGTATCACCTTTATGACAAATAGTCAAAGACACGCCGAGACAGCAAAAAACCCCCTGTCCCAAACCAAGTTTCAGGGGGTCTCTGCCAAACCTATCTTTTCGGCTTACTTCTCTCTGCTAGCCAAAGTAGCCGTAGCAATCGATGTGAGACCAAATGCCACCACATAAGTCATCTCTCCTTGCCAAGCCGACACTAAGGTCGCAAGACCCAGTACCAGCGTTCCTACAGCAGTCCAAACGATATTTAAGTTATTCATTTGTTGCCCTTCTTTTTAGGTTTAGTCCTACCCCTCAGGCGAGAAGAAGGATCTCTTAGTTGCGCTCCACCATTACGGATAGCCTTCCTAGCAGTTCTATAACAAACTCCCAGTTCAACCGCAACGCTATCTATAGCCAGACCAGAATTATAAAGTTCTGCAGCCTGACTCTCCAGTTTTTTACTTTTTGCCATTAAGACCAGACTCTTGCTTTCTCTTAACAACCCTGTAAATTAAAACTCCAAACAAGACCGCGAGCGCGGCGGGAGTATAGACGGAGATGTCGAAAAAGTTGCTAGACAGTTCAATCCACTCAAACCTACAAGCAATGTCACAATCGAGCAGTATCTCAGTTTCTTCCATTAGATTCCTTCTTTCACTCTGTTGTAATGAAGTTCCGTAAGTTCTTTACGGAGACTGTTGTTTTCCTGTATTAACTTACCCTGCGCCCTAATACTAACCACCATAACAAAGCATGAGCAAGCAAGCGCAATCGTAATTGCAATGAGTGTTCCCGTGTCAAGCAACATTAGTTGTTTCCTTTCGGTTAGATAAAGCAATCGCATTGGCGCATGTGTAGCACCACTTTTCTGTTTCGATACCAAGCGAGAAAGCATCTACCCCTGAATAAACAAGTTCCGTGCTTTCGCAAGTTCCATTAGCGCATTTCTTCATTTTTACTTTTTCCTATTCAGTTTAAGTCGAATCATGTACATGTGAGCCCGCATGAGTTCAATAAGTGATGGTGGATTAGCCTCATAATCATCTTGAATCTTCTTACCAAGTTCGGCAGGGCTCATCTCGGAAGGTTCTATCAACCCCTCATCAAAGGCGTCCGCTATAAAACGGTATATCTTTTTTTCATCTTTCATCTTCATTTATTTCCCCTTTTTCTATTATGGATAAAGCAGGTCTAGGCAGAATTGGTTCATCTGCTCTGTTGGCACTTTGCACATCTCGGGTGTTGTAGCGTCAAACCCCCAAGCAAAAAGACCAACAACAACAAGTGCTACCGCAACTCTGCGTCTAATGTATTTTGCTTTCGTCTTCATGTAGTCCCCCTTTGACCTCATTGACAATTTGCCAATAAGATAATAATACAGACCTTCCTGACATAAGTCAAGCCTTCCTGACTTTCGGCGTGTCGCCTATTAGTTTCTCCAAGCCTCGACGCTTGCCTCTTTGAGCCACTTCTCGAAGCGACCATTGAACAAGGCGTGCTTGCTTCTCTTGGCTCTAATCAAGTCAATGGCATCTTCAGCCGTATAACCTTCACGAATAAGAACCAAAGCCATAATCAGACCTGAGCGATTCATACCTGCTTGACAACGGATTAGAACACGCTGACCGCGTTTCCACTCCGCATGCGCCATGCGAACAATCGGTTGTAAGTCACTAGGGTCAAAGTCCTTCATGTCGCTATCGTAGAACCCAAAGCGTAGTTCTTTTACGAACCAATCAACAGGGTTGGCTAACGAGTAAGCGGTAACTACTAAATCAAATTGTTCCTTAGTAATCATTGGTTTTTCTAGTTGGTCAAAGACATCATCATCATCAGTTCCACCCTGAAATAATCCGGGAAGAACCTCTGACCATAACTCTTTTGGATAGTCAATCGTGTAAGAGCGTGGTGCTATTTTTGTTTCTAGTAGTTCTAGTGCTTCGTCTTGCGGAGAAGTTTTCATTTGTGTTTCTCCTTTCTATGGAGAGTTTATCAAATCTTCATGACATTTGTCAAGTTTTAGTTTTTATTGTTTAGTTTGTTTCTAAGAGGGGTTGCCATTTTCCATAAAAGACCCGCGACAAAATCCCCCTGCGCTTTGTAAGAAACAATAGGTGCGCTAGGTCTTTTCTTATGCGTTAGGCGTTTGTAAGTTCCTAGTACCGCACTATCAGGTAAGCCTCTCATTGAGTTCCCCTTTCTCCTACCTTGTTCCATAAGGATAGCACTTTCCTGACTTTTTGTCAAGAAGGCAACAGTTCTTATAGTTCGCCTTCAGCGACTTCCTACGCTCAAATTAAAAGCGCTTCCCACCTACAAACAACTTACGCAGCGAGACAGCGAGGCTGCTGCAATTTTTACTTTTTGCTGATGAGATCAGCCGCAACGACGCCGCTCATTGAATCGAGGAACTCCTTGAACTCTTCCCAACAAATCAAATGCCAAAGGTCGCCTGTGCGTGAGTTGTAATGAACCCACGACTCCATACCTGTCTTTTGTGAGTAGAGCACGGCACTACACCCCGCACACTCAATCTCGCTCTTATCTCTGCTCATCTTTCTCCCTTTCTTTAGTTTCTACTTCTATTATACTAAGCAGAGCAAGTTTTGAACGAGAGACTTATATCACAGTCAAAATGTCCGTTTTGTCTTAACATCTTGTGAGACAGTGTTTTTGGGGTTTTAGACTTCCTAAGTTGTTTGTAGTCAAATGCAAAACAACTGGGCGGTATTGCAGCAAGAGCCGCAATAGCAAAAAGTAAAAAATAGATCTTCAGCAGCCAGATCCCTCAGATGCAAACAACTTTCAAGGACCGAAGTGCTGTACCAAGATGTTTATCGGCAAACCCGTGCTTGGATCTAACTTGGCTGCAATAGTTATTGCTTGTCTAATAACATTTTTGGCTGTTGCTAAGGTTTTCTTTTTGTTCTCTAGGCTTGCCAGCATCGCTCCGATAGCGTAGCCACTACCCGAACCTACGGCATATACGCCTGTTTCATCATGCGCCCAGGAAAAGTCATCACCAATTTCGTAGATAGTCCCATTAACCACAACCATGACCTGAGAATCATGCTCTCCGTCTTTGCTGTAAGAGTTCTCCTCAAAGCAGCGCTTCATCTCTTGAATAAAGACAGAAGACATAAACTTGTCTAACTTTGCCCCGTAAAGGTTTGGACTTACTGCAGGCGGCTTGAGGACATGTGTAAGTAGGTTGATAGCACGCATGTCACCAGCCGCACCAATTATGTATGGACCGTTTTTATTTACTTTCCCACTGTCTTTAGGCAGCGTATATATCTTGCTGTTGTCTTCAGTTAGTCTTGAATCATACCCAATGGCAGCCCAGTTCTCGCCCTGTATCGCTGCAATAGTTGTCATGATTTTTCCCCTGTTGTTTTTACTTTTTGCTTAGTTTAGAAAACTATCCCACAAATCTTCTCTGAGTTTTTCATACTTATCTCCGTGGTAGCCATTGTTCCTCGCAGAAACATCCTCATCCCGAAGTAGAGAGTCTAGCGATAAAACAGCCGTAAAATCCTTCTCATCAAACATAATAACAATTTTCGTGTCGCCGTCAGCAGGATCATCAACAAGGGCTGCAATAAAGGGGACGGCAGACCCATTGGCGTGATAATACTTATCTACGATTTCCATGGTTAAAAAATACCCTACTCTCGGGAGGGTGATTTTGTTGGATTAAACACCAAACCCCCCAGATCGGTGGGGGGTTGGCGGAGCATGAAGGGGTAGTCCCTGCTCTCAACTCGGGCGCGGAAAAGGGGATTAACCGCTACCCGAGGTGAGAATTAGTTTAGCCTGATTTTTTACTTTTTATTTGCCAAAATGCTGTTAAATCTTATCGACTATCGAAATTGGAACAACCACATGAGCAGAGTAAATCTCCCCTTTAGAGTTGGTTCTAGCGAACCTACCCTTGGGTTTATCAAAAGAAATACTGATTTTACTTCTCCTAATAGCGACCACAGTTCCTTCTTCTCCTATCA